TTGTCCGCGGACAAAAGAATTAACTGCTAAAGAAATTCGAGGAGTATCACCTAAGTATTCGTCAACAAGGTGTTCTACGTTACTTGGAAATATTAGCATCTCTCCGGCCTTAGGCGCCACTGACCAGCTCTTTGAGTTATACAAATTTGCTTCGTTAATATTATATTCAATAGTATCAAACTGACTTGTAATAAAACGAATGTTACCAGTATCGCCTTCTGATTGCAGATATAATACACCCGATAGAATACTATTAGGATGCCAGTGCCTATGATGGCTTTGACCTTTCTCTGTCTTGTTTAACCATGATTCAGTGAAGTGTAACTCGACTGCTGGATTGGCTCGCATGATGCCATAGAAGTACTCGCACATTGCATCATAAACCTTTTCAGATAGCTCTTTAAATGCAGGCTCTTGCAATATCTGTTGACTTTCACTAATCCAATTTTGATAATTTCTCGCCCATTTTACTGTACTTAAATCAACGTTGCCTACATCAACAGTTGTTTTAAAAATAGGTTTTGAGAATAACGGCCAGAGAGCTTTTTCAGTCATAATGTATGATTTCCAGTGGGTAACTATGCTATATATAGTACATCGCTTAGGATTACACAAACAGATATGAAATTAGAAAAAGACATTGCAGTATTTGATGGCATTATGCGTCATGAAGAATGCCAACAGATTATTGAGCACTTTTCCAAATTAGAAAAACTTAATCTAAGTTTTACACGACTTGACCTAAGAGACGCTCCTGGGCACAAAAAGAGTGATCGTGCAACCTTCCCATTGGAAGAACGTTCAATGCGTTTTACTCCAGACATGGAGTTTTTAAATTTCTTTTTAGAAAGATTTTGGGCTTGCTATAATCAATATTTGGACCATTACAGCGTTTTAGCCGAAGCAAGTAAGCACCAAGTTCGTTCAATGAAAATTCAAAAAACATTACCAGGTGAGGGCTATCATATATGGCACTTTGAGTCCGATAGCCTCGAACGTGCAGGAAGAATTTGCGCTTGGGGCTTATACTTAAACACAGTTGAACAAGGCGGTGAAACAGAATTCTTATATCAAGGAGTTCGTATACCAGCAGTTGAGGGTACCTTAGTTATCTGGCCTGCTGGTTTTACTCATACGCATAGAGGTAATCCTCCGCTATCGGGCGAAAAATACTTACTCACTGGTTGGATAGAATTTTAATGGAAATTGAAAAAATCTTTCCTGTAGAACTGTTTGTTTTTAGAAATACATCTATTGATAATGATGCTATAATTAAACAGTTGCAATCCTTAGATAATGTCGAAATTAAAAAAGGCAACAATCTAAGTATGCTTTACGATCTACGTAACGACCCAAAGTTTGCTGATTTGTTTTCATGGTTTCACTCATGCTTAGAACAAGTACGAGTAGAAATGAAATATGACTGCGATAAAATTGAAATATCCAACAGCTGGTTTAATGTTGCACTTAGTGGATATAACATGTACCAAAACTTTCATAGACACTCTATGAGTTTCTATAGTGCTGTCTATTATCTTACAGAAGGCACTCCTACAATCTTTGATGATCCTGTTGAGCAACGAAATCGTCCTCAACTCGAAGTGTTGCGGCATGACTATTTCCCAGATCATATGTCAACAGCTGAGCCTGGAAAACTTGTAATTTTTCCAAGTTGGCTGTATCATGGAACTAAGACACATATCGGTACTAATGATAGGTACATTATTAGCTTTAATACATTGCCCACTGGCAAAGTAAATCATAAATTAGCAACTGACTCAAGAACGGAAATATCTATAAAATGATTAATAACTTAATAGTATTAGGAGGCGGCAACGCCGGACTAATGTCAGCATTATATCTTAAAACAATTTTACCAGCAATTGATATTTCTCTTATAAAGTCTAAAAAAATAGGCACTATAGGAGTTGGTGAAGGTTCCACGGAACACTGGACACGATTTGCACAAGCAGTTGGTATTAATATTTCAGACTTGATTAATCAGTGTGGTGCTACAATTAAAATTGGTATTAAGTTTGAAGACTGGCACGGTGACGGTACCAGTTACTTTCATAGCCTGCCCGAATTTCTTGTGTGGATGGACGGCTTTACAGGTGCTCCGCATACCTTAATGAGATTAATTGCAGACGGTGTTAGTTCAGAAGAGCTACACTGGCAACTGCCAATGGACGGATATGTTAAAGAACCATTAACTGACTATTATCAGTTTCACTTTGACAGCGAAAAGTTAAATGCGTTTTTGCAAACTAAGTGTGCATCGTTAGGTGTTAAAATTATCGATGCAGAAATTACCGGACCTGTTATCGATAACGAAGGATTTGTTACATCTATTGTTGACGATCAAGGAAATCATTATTCTGCAGACTTCTTTATTGACAGTAGCGGATTCAACCGAGTCATTGCTTCTAAGTTAGGAGCAGAGTGGGTTGACTGGTCAAAACATCTTCCTTTAAATAGTGCTATTGCATTTCAAACAGCATACGAAGAAAAAATTCCCCCTTATACATTGGCCAAAGCTATGAGCAGTGGATGGCACTGGCGCAGTCCTGTACAGGACCGTTTTGGTAACGGATATGTGTTTAGTGATCAATTTATCTCAGAACAACAAGCAATAGATGAGATTCAAAAACATTTCAAAGACACAATTCACGTTGGTCGTAAGATAAATTATGTGTCGGGTAAGGTTAATCGAGCATGGATTAAAAACTGTATATCAATTGGTCTTAGCAGTAACTTTGTTGAGCCGTTAGAAGCAAGTAGTATCTCAACAACAATTAAACAACTACAACTTTTAGGCGGTACTATATGGAACTGGGATCGAGCAGACACTGGGTCTATTAAAGAATATAACAGAGTAGTTGACGACATGATGTTAAATATTCTTGATTTTATTCAACTGCATTATTTTACCAAACGTGAAGATACTGAGTTCTGGCGTTGGTGCAAAAATGAAATTGTAGTAACAGATTTTAATAAAGAGAACTTGGAGTTTTTTAAGAAAAACTTTGTTAGTCAGAGTTTATTACCAGAAGACGGGTTGTTTAGTAATTACAGAATTTACGACTGTTTGAACTGGATACAAGTAATGCACGGCTTAAGAATGTTTGATAAAGATAATATAAAATTAATCTACGAAAAACATTATAATCATTTCCGTGCCGATGATGTAGCTCAGTTAGCAAGAGTTGAACATACACCCAGTAACGGATGGATGACCTGTAGAGAAGCAGTAAACCTTATCAAGCAGATGTCAAATAACGAGGTAACATATAAATTATGATCGATAGTCTATGTATTTTAGGAGGCGGAACAAGCGGTCTTGTATCTGCGCTAATGCTTAGAGAAGCATACCCGCAATTAAAAATTACAATGTTGGAGTCGAGTCAAATTGGTATTATTGGTGTGGGTGAGGGTTCAACAGAACACTGGAAAAAGTTTATTCAACTAATTGGTGTTGATGTACCTGAGCTGGTAAGAGAAACTGGTGCTACTTTTAAGATTGGTATTAAATTTACTAACTGGCACGGTGATGGCACACACTACTTTCATAGCTTAACTGAACAGTACGGTAGTCACTCAAAGAAAAACGGACTACCATTTACATGGTTTCAGATAGTCGGCGAAAACTGGGATCCATTAAAGACTGCATGGGACGTTTCTATGAGTAGTCGACACGTTGAACCGTTGCACGATATTCTTAATCAGTATCACTTTGATACATTTAAACTAAACGAATTCTTGCATAGAAAGTGTCGAGAAAGAGGAATTACAATTATCGATACAGAAGTTACAGATGTAATCTTAGACGAGCAAGGGTACGTAAAAGAATTAGTTGATAAAGATAATCAACGACATCAGTATGAGTTTTATATTGACTGTAGTGGGTTTAAAAGAGTCATTGGCAGTAAGTTAGGGGCCAAGTGGATTGACTGCAAACACCAGTTACCTATGAATAGTGCTATTGCATTTCCAACAGGATATACAGAAGACATTCCTTCTTATACCGAATCTACTGCGTTAAGTAGTGGATGGGTATGGCGTATTCCAACTCAAGAGCGTTACGGTAACGGATATGTATACTGTGATGATTTTATCGATGATACAAAAGCATACGACGAAGTATCTGAACATTATAAAAAGTTAGGAATATCTGATAATATTCAAATTGGTCGTAAAATTAAATTCGGTGCTGGCTATGTAGACAAGTTTTGGATTAAGAATTGTGTTATGATCGGTCTTAGTGGTATCTTTGTAGAACCTCTGGAAGCATCAAGTATTGGTACTACAATTCAACAAACATTCTCACTTATTCCAAGTATTATGTTTTATTCAAAGGGCGAGACGCATACTGCTGATCGCTATAACAAAATCTTAGAGCGTGTTGCCCATAACATTGTAGACTTTATTCAACTGCACTATATTACTAAGCGCGACGACAGCGAGTTCTGGCGCTGGTGTAAACGAGAGCTTAAACTAACTGAATTTAATGAACAATATCTTGATTACTTTAGAGATAATTTCCCTAATGTATACTATTTTAACGACCCGCAAATATTGTTCAGTCATTTAAATTATGCACAAGTGATGCACGGTTTACATTTGTTTAATTCAGAAAAAATTAACAAGGCATATAGTAAACATTTAATTCATTACGAACAAGAATCAAACAATATTCTAAAAGAAGTAAGTGACCGTCTTGAACAGATTGAAACATATCCGCATCGTGTTGCGTTAAACATGATTAAAGAAAGATTTGCTCATGTTACTTACAAGATCTAAAGCAGTTGTTTTAGGCGGTGGCAGCGCAGGATGGCTAACTGCTCTTTTTATAAAACGCAACTGGCCAAAGGTAGAAGTTACTGTTGTTGAAGATCCTGCTCGTCCTCCTATTATTGCCGGGGAAAGCGGTACTACTACCTTTGTTACGTTGTTAAGACATCTTAATATTGATATTAAAGACTTTGTCAAACGTGTTAATGCTACTCCTAAAGTAGGAGGTATGTTTAAAAATTGGAACGGTGAGGGGACTTCTTTTACTCACTCTCTTCAAACTGACTATGCACCATGGCTCGACGGATGGACTGATTTCGTAGAACAGCAACGTACAGATCTTAACTTTGGATCTCTAACATCAATTATATCAGCTGAACATAATAAAGATTTGTACCTTAAAACATTAATAGGCAATAATGTTCCGTTAGCTGAAGCGTTTTACGCAACTGCATTCATTAAAGAAAATAAAGTTCCATTTGGTGCAACGTCTGACTTACCTTGTGTACCAATGTGGCACTTTGAAAGTAGAGAAACTGCGGCATTTTTAAAAGAAGTTGGGTTAAGTAGAGGCATTGAATTAGTAGAGGGCGAGTATAAAAGTTCAATAAAAGAT